TTATGGATATTGGGACGGCATCGGTTGTTGTGCGGGGATGCGACAAAAAAAGAAGATGTTGAAAGGTTGATGGACGGCAAGAAGGCGGATATGGTGTTCACGGACCCGCCTTATGGGATGAAATTAGACACTGATTATTCAAAAATGCAAGGCAATGGCAGAAAAGGTAAAACCTATTCAAAAGTAATAGGTGACAACGAAGATTTTAGCGAGGATTTAATCAACACAATATTTGATAATTTTAATTACTGTAAAGAAATATTCTTGTGGGGCGTAGATTATTATTTTGATTTAATACCAGGATTTAAAAAAGGTAATTTAATTGTGTGGGACAAGACATTGCAAACAAATGGAGACGCAGGATATAATAGCGAATTTGAACTATTATGGACTAAGAACCAGCACAAAAAGGAAGTAATACATTTTAATTGGTTTAGATATTTTGGACTGTCAGCACAAGATATTAAAACGAGGGTGCATCCAACTCAAAAACCATTGCAAGTGATTACACCTTTTATAGAAAAATATTCTGATGAAGATAGCAATATTGTTGATATATATGGCGGCTCCGGTTCAACCCTTATCGCCTGCGAACAACTCAACCGCACCTGCTACATGATGGAGATAGACCCTGTGTATTGCGATGTTATTGTCAAACGCTGGGAAAAATTTACTGGTCAGAAAGCGGTGCTGGCAGAATGAAGCGAGTATTTATTTCGTATCCGTTTGCTTCTGACCCTGAGGGGAACCGCAAGAAAGTAGACAGTATTTGCAGAGATTTGGCCGGAAAAGGTGTATTACCGATTAGCCCGTTGCATCTGTTTGGTTTTATGGATAACGACCTACAGCGTGAAGAAATAATGCGGGTGTGTTTCCGGCTCATTGATATCTGCGATGAGGTCTGGGTATACGGCGACAGCGAGGGATGCAAGAGAGAGGCTGAATATGCCCAGCGTGCTGGAAAAGTGGTGAGGATGTATGGCTGAGATTTGGGAAAGATTACCTAATGAGAGTAGCAAAGCCTACCAAGCTTTCTGCATATATAGAGATTTAGGGGTTGAACGCTCTCTTGAGAAAGTGGCACAAAACAGAGGTAAACCAGGTTCTAAATCTTGGTTAAATACTTGGAGCACTAAATATCACTGGGTGGAAAGAGCACGAGCTTATGATGATTATTTAGAGCAAGAGAAGCGCAAAGAACAAGAGAAAGCTATCTTAGAGATGGTAGAGAGACACACTAAAGAGGCCATGGCATTACAGCAAAAAGCTCTGGAGAGATTAAAGTCTCTTGACCCTAATGAGCTATCAACCCGAGATGTTTTAAACTACCTTATGGAAGCTATGAAGCTGGAGAGGTTAAGTAGAGGTGAACCAACGGAAGTGGTAGAAGGTGGTTCAGTGGTGAATATTCAAGTTAATAAGAAGTATGAGAAATAAAACAGGCTATTTAGAGGCTCATAGAGGTGCTCACTTTTCAAAAGTAATGATAATATACTACTTTGAAATTTTGGAGGCCTCTACGAGCTTAAAAATGGCCTTAGAATGAAAATGGCAGAAATAAACTTAGATATTAATCTTACTAAACAGCAAACAAAGTGTTTCGATGCATTCTTCAATCCTACAGTTAAAGCAGTTCTTTACGGTGGTGCTCGTGGTGGCGGAAAATCTGTCATGGGCTGTATTCTTTCATTTCTTTACGCTCTCAATGTTATAAACACTTTTAAGCTTTCTCCAGCAAAATATCCAATACCGGTTGGATTTATGGGCAGAGCGCAAAGCGTAGATTTTACCGATACTACTTTGGAAACGTGGAAAAAGTTTATCCCCTTAGAGACCTATACCATTCGCAGCCAGGACAAAGAGATAGTCATTCTGGATACTGTAAAGTTTGCATTCGGGGGACTGGATAGAACCGAAGATGTTAAAAAATTTACCAGTGCGGAATATGGAATGATATTTCTCGACCAGGCTGAGGAATGTTCAAGAGATGCGGTAGCGGATTTAAGGGCTTGTTTAAGGCAAAAAATCAATGGCAAAGAGTTACCATACAAAGAACTTTACACAGCCAATCCTTATGTCGAAAATGATGGGAAAAAGAAAAATCCTAATCTGGGATTATGGCTTAAAAAGGAATTTGTTCAAGGGAACGACTCTACCAAAGTTTATATCCCTGCTCTTCCAAGCGACAACGAATATCTACCGGCAGGTTACATTGACCAGCTTAAAGAAGCTTACCGGCATAGACCGGAATTATTGGAAGCTTATCTCTATGGCTCCTGGGATACGTTAAGTGGAACGAATGTTGTTATACAGGAAGAATGGATAAGACAGGCGAAAGCGGTTGCTAATCCCTATGAACGGCCGCCTCGAATAATTAGCGCAGACATTGCAAGATACGGTGATGACGCTACTGTCATTTATCTCATGGAGGGAACAGATATAGTCGATGAAAAGATATTAAACCAAAAAGATACTATGACCACCGCTACAGAAATTGCCATATGGGCGAGAGAAGAGCGTCCTGTTTTAATAGGCATAGATACAATTGGCGTAGGTGCTGGTGTGGCAGACAGGTTGCGACAATTGGGGTATGAAGTAATAGATATAAATTCTTCGGAGCGTTCTAAGGATCCGGAAAAATTCATTAATTTAAGGGCGGAAATGTGGTGGACGGCGGCGGAGAATTTTGCGGATAATAACATTAAGTTAACCTGGGAAGATGAGGACTTAATTAATGAGCTCACTGCAGCAACTTATGAAATCAAAAACGGCAAGATACAAATAGAAAGTAAGGACGACCTGAAAGCTAAACTGGGACACTCTCCCGACAAAGCTGATGCCTATATTCAAGGACTTTATTTATTACAGTTTGCGGACATGTTCAAGACAATCAAGGAATACGAAGATTGGGGATATGCTTATGCGGTCAAACATTCCTCTAAGTACTCTGGACTATAAGAAGGTGATTAAGTGGCTAAAAAGAAACTAAAAACTAAAGGTGAAGCTTTAGTTGAGTTTGTTCTCGACAAATATGAGTATAGTAAAAACGAACTGGCGGGAATACGTTCTAAATGGTTAGAATATTACAACGATTATCGTGGGACAATTGCCGAAGGGAAAGAACCCTGGCAAGCTAATTATATTATTCCCACTTTAAAAGATGTGGTCCGCACTAAGGTTCCTCTCTATGCTAATATTCTATTCGCGAATGGGCTTAAAAGTTGGGATATTATTCCCGGTGAAGAAGAAGATGAAAAGATTATCCCTATTCTTAAAGACGTTATGATGTTTCAACTTGAAAACTGTGGGAAAAATAGGGGTGGTTTTTTCTCAGTTGCAAACGAGTTTTTAACCCAGTTTGAAATATATGGTTATTCAGTAGCTAAAGTTCCTTGGAGGGTAGAAAAAAATAAAGGTAAAATTGTTTTTGAAGGCGCAGATATAGAATGTGTAGACATTTTTCAGTTCTTTCCCGACCCTAATACTATCGATATTTCCTCCTCGTGGTGTATAGTCAGAAAAAGAGATGTTTTTGTATCTTACTTAAAGCAAATGGAAGCTCAAGGAATTTACCATTCAATATCTGAGCTAAAAGATAGTTCCCAGCCTTATGAAGACGGCGACCCAGAAACCGCAAGAGACCAAAAAGATAGAGTAGAACTCTTAGAATATCACGGTGAAATTCCCTTAGACTTATTGAAGGGGAAAATATCTGATGAAAGCCAAGTTAACCCATATGATGATGAATATGTAAAAGCCATCGTAACCATTGCTAACCGGCAGGTATGTATCAGAAATGAGGTATATCCTTATGACTGTGGCAATATTTTTGCTGATGCTACCAAAGATAGGCTGCCTGGCGAATCTATTGGAACAGGAACGGCTGAAGATATTCAAGCATTAGCTGCTGAATTGACCAATGCTCATAATAAATTGAGTGATTGTATAAATTTAATTGCCAACCCAATGGGGATTATAAACGCTAATAAGGTTCAAGGGGTTTCTGGTGGAACAATTATCAGTCATCCAGGAAAGATGTTTTTTGCTCATCCTAATGTAGATAATGTTTCTAATGCTTTACAATTCATTAACACCACTGCTCAGGCAGCAAGTTTAAGCCCCCTAATTACTTTTATAAATATGATGGAAGAAAAAATTCAGAAAGTTACTCAAGCAGTTCCCGTAATTTCAGCTATGCCATCTAAGAAAGGATTACCCGAAACATTAGGTGCTACTTTAATGATGCAAGCCAATGCTGCTGAACCCATTAAGCATACAGTTAGGCATTGTTTAGAGCCTTGGTTTCAAAGAGTTTTAGAAATTATCTACAAACATACTTTACAATTTTTTTCTGACGCTACTGCTTATAGGGTTTTGGGGCCGGAAAAAGCAAAATTATGGGAAGAGGAAAAACAGAGAAAGAAAATTAAAAAGGAAGATATTAAATTAACTGGTAATCCAGATTTCAAACCTCGTGGAGTTAGTATTTTTAATGAAAAACAAACTGAAATTGAAAACTTACTTAATTTCTTAAAAATTTCTATGAATGTAGTTGCTCCACAGGTTGACGCTATGGGCAACCCTATAATGGGGGCAGATGGAAATCCAATTATGGCACCATTGATTGACCAGCGAGAAATCATTAAAAGAATTGCAGATAGATTAGGTTTTGAAGATGTGGAGGAGCTTAT